ATATTCTTCATCTTGTTTAGCAATAGATTTCTTAGCTCCTTTAATGGTATTAGTAGTTTGATTTAAAAACAATACTACATTTGTCGCTTCTCCTCCTTTTGCTCCGTGAATAGTAGACACTTTTATTCTCGGGTCTTCATTTAAATCTTCACCATTAGTTAACATAGCATCCATGTAATCTAATTTTGTTGGTGAAACTTTAGTAAAAGCTTTCTGCCAAGGTAGACTAAGGTCTACTACATCCATTCTTTCCTTGACTCTTTGAGATTGCACTTCTACTACATCTTCATTAGCTCTCATCTTATTTCATACTTCAATGTCTTCGTGTAAAGATTTACCTATACTATTACCTTGAGCAGTTTCAAAAAACAAACCATGTCTCCGTAAAAGAGGAAGAATAGGTTTTAATAATGAATTAGTTCTAGTTAGAATTAACCAATCACTTTTTTCCATATCGGTAATGATGTCAGATAATTTAAACCTTTCTATAATCTCACCTTTTTCTTCTCGAGGTAAATAATCTTTAGCTATTCTGTTTACACCTACTCTAGTTATAATGTCTAGAGCTCTAGTTTGTATGTCTACAGGCACTCTTTGAGACTTAGTTAATCTAAGTTCTCCACCTTTCCAAAGAATAAAAGATCTTACATCTGCTCCAGCCCATCCAAATATAGCCTGGTCATCATCTCCTGCTATCCATACATGGGGATTTTTATCCTTACTATTGTCTATAATTTTTTCTAACATATCCCATTGGAGTCTAGATAAATCTTGTGCTTCATCTACAATAATAACTTTAAATGTTTTGTCTCCACCAGAGGTTAAAAACTTTTTAATCATGTCATTAAAATCAATTAGACCATAAACTTTTTTATAATTTTCTATTTCTTTAGCTATGGCATCTAGTTTAGATCTATCTACCCAAGTTAAATGTTCATTTAAATCAAACTGTTCTAGAGGTGATATTTGTTTAACTGCAGCCAAGTTTATTAAACTTAGGTACTCACTGTCGGAAGAGAATATACCATTCCATTGATTGGTTTCGTGAGATGCATATTTAATTTGAATACCACAACTCTCACCAATTTTTTTGTAATGTTCTTCTTGCATAACATTTTCTTCTTTTAAACCTAATTGATTAAAAGCAAACGAATGCAATGTTTTAAAATATGGTATGTCTTTTTTAGTAAGATCAGTATTTACTTTTAAGAACCTATCTCTAGATTCATTAGCTGCTTTTCTAGTAAAAGCAAAATAACCAATGTCTTCTAAGGCGACACCTTCATCTCTATATCTTTGTACAGTTTGTAATAAAGATCTTGTTTTTCCAGTTCCTGGAGGACCTATAACTTTATAACGTTTCATTAATAATTACTTTCCTTTCTTTCCACGGGTTTATATTCTATTTGATCTATATGAAGTTGTGGAGTTCTACATACTTTTAAAGTTTTACCATCTACATTTAATGAGTGATTAAACTGTACACTACAATCTTTTTCTAATTGTCTTGCAATTCTTTCAATTGGTATTTTCCAACTGTTACCTAAGTGTTCAATAAAAGAATTTATCTTAAAGTAATGGAAACTATCTTCAGTAAAACAAGCACCATTTTTAATTTGACCTCTTTGTTTAGCTTGTGGTCCGTTTATACAGTATTGATATAACTCTTCTCTTAATCTGTCACTTATCTGTGTACCTTTAGGTGGATAGATTGTTTCACAACCAACACCACGCCATTCATTTAATTTGGATCTATAATCTTTTGGTTTTAAAGGTTCAAAATAAACTCCTGTCTGTTCCCATATTAAATTTAATACTTCTTTTTGAGTAGTCATTAACTTTGTGTTAGGTATTACTACTTCATGCTTGTCATCATTAGGCATAACAACATTGAATCTGTATTCTGGTTCTACGTATTTAATTATTTGAAAATTAGTTATGTCTGGAAAAATTGAAACACCATCTGAAGCTATTCCAAAAGGTTTAGAATAACATAGACTACGCATACACTTATCTTTGATTGGTTCTTCATAACAAGTATGACCTGCTGTTTCACCTTTCCAAGCTTTTATTTTTAAATCTAATTTAGATTTGTCCCAAGGTTCTGAAAGATAACTATAGTTTGCTTTAGATACTTGATCTGGCCATTTCTCTTTGTATTTTTTCTTAGCAAAGACCATGTAGTTATACATAAATCTATCCCTACCATCTTCTAATTTAGCTTTAGAACATAAAGCTAAACATGGAGGACCATCATCAAATTCTGGATCAGCTCCATTTAATATATTTGCGTGAGTTTCTTCTACTAATTTTTCTAGATCTTCTTTACTAATTCTTAAAGACTCTGCTACTTCTATAAATTTAGTAAGACTAAGTTTATTATTATCTTTATCTAAAGCATATCTACTAGACTCACCATTGTTATAGTAAGGTAAGTTAATAAAATTTCCTGGTTTGATGTCTCCTTTTTCGTCTTCCTTTAATTCTTTCTGTTTAGGAAAAATTTCGGTGGTAGGCTTCAAACCTAGCGGTAGCAGGAAAGCTTTTAATGCATCAATTAAATCGATGGCAGGAATTGCTTCTTTTAAAAATATGTAACAATGTAATCCTCCACTCTTAGAAAGAATAGGTACTAAAGGTAATTTAAATTGTTCAAATAAAGATAAGTATTTTTCTATTTTAAAATTACCATAGTCAGGTGGGTCTACATCTATGCAACCAAATTGTGCTGTTTTATTTAGTCTACAAGGTTGAACACCAATAGATATCTTACCTAACAAATGATCTTTGTAATCATTGACAGCTAAAGGTCTACCTGCCCATTCATAGACAGGTTTAATTTTGTTTTTACTTTTGTCTAGTTCAGTTCTAGACATGTCAGCTATTCCAAAGTCTCCTTGATAGCCAGTGAATAACTTTATAAATTCATTTTCCATAACGATCCCGTATCAGGACAGCCTCAGTCTCCCTCGGCTGTCCCTGTTCTTGCAAGAAATCTAGTAATTAGATTCTGTTGTTGGTGTAGGTTCTACCGAAGCAGCTGCAACATTACTTTTATGTAATGCTAAATTAAAATCTTTAGCCATGCTATAGATCTCTGCATTTTCTATCGGTTTAACTATGTTAACAACCATCCCATGCCAGGTAAAGTTACCTGTATTTTCAACAGAGTTTATTTTATAAACTCTAGAGAATGAAGGAGCCGGTATAGACTTCCCTGTGGTTTTTGAAATTATCATTTCATTATCCATCAGTGAGTTCCAACCTCTACTAGTTTTTAACTGAGTAGTTTTTAATGACATCAAAGCCTTTTCAGGTTTATCACCAAGAATAATTACAAAGTGATTTGCTGTCTTAATGATTTCATTACCATTAGACAATACATCTTTTGTACCTGTACCCTTAGTTGTTTGAGCCATAACCTCTGGTCCTCTATCAGGACTAATAGGTCTGCCTTCACTTTTGTCAAATGGTGCCCATTCAGGATATGTCATTTTGTAGAAACATGGTATTACTTCAATACCTTTTTCTCCACTATACAGTTTTTTAGTTACTGTATTATAAAACATTCCAGCTTCTGCACCTTCAACATATTTTGCATGTTTTTTTTTCGTTTCATAAGAACCACTTTGTAGTAGTTTTAAAAACGGTAATGCTAAATCACCTTTGTCTATATTTTCTAAACCCATTCCTGAGTCAGATTCAAAATCTAGAGTGGCTATTGCACCTTCTTTTTTTATTGCTAAGTCGCTTGTTTCTTGTGTCATGTTATTTGTTCCTTGTTATTTTTGTTTTGTTTCCCTTAAACAGGTTAAAATGTTCAGAGGGTAGATCTAAGTTAGCCTCAGATCTTTCTCTAAACAAAGCTTTGAGAGTCATAGGTTCAACCTTCATTTTTTGTGCAGGTTGATAACCACTCTTCTCAGCAAGGCTAGCGTAATCGTTCGCCTTGTTATCTTCGCCACGACCAAAGGAAACAGTGATCTCGTTTTTAATCAGATCACCCAGGTCATTATCTCGAAGCCATTGGTAGGCACCTTCCTTATTTGCTATAGGAATACTGGCACCGTAAATCTCTTTTACTTCTATGGCAGAACCATCAGTAAGTTTAAGAGTCTTTAGTTTCATATCATGCATTATCTCTGGAATAACTTCCTCGGATATTTTGTCAGCTGCTTCTTTCTTTTTCTTTAGGTTCTCTTCAATAATTTTTACTTCGTCTTCTAAAGATTGCAGTCTGATAACGTATTCAGATAAACTTCTTACGTTTTCTATTTCGTTTACTTGTTGAGGAGAATCCTCCTCAAATTGTTTTGCTAAGTCTTGGTTACTCATCTATTTCTCCTTTCTCGTATAGGTTAAAATCAAGAGGATAATACATTTGTTCTTGTCTATCCCATTTTAAACTTTTGGCTTTACCATTATTTACTTTAGCAATAACAGCTCCAACAATAAAAATTATTTGTGGATCACCAGACAATAATAAATAATCATCATCTGAAAAATCTTTTAATAATCTTTCTAGTTTATATTTAATAGGACCAGAACTCATAACAACCTGGCTATCTTCTCTCAATAAAACTTTTAGTCTTCCGTATTTTTGTGCACCAATAATATTAAATTTAGGACGCCCTGCTCGGGTTCCTGGTACTTCTTGTAATACGTAAACTATAGGTTCTTTTTTTTCTTTTTCTTTCATGCTTGACTTTCTAAATTAATTTTAATATGTTGTCAACCAGAAAGAAGAATTAATTATGGATTATAAATTTAAGACAAAACCCTTTGCACATCAAATGACTGCATTGGAAAAATCGTGGAATAAGAAAGTATTTGCATATTTTATGGAAATGGGAACTGGTAAAACAAAAGTTGCTATAGATAATATAGCTATGTTGTATGATGCAGGTAAAATTAATGGAGCTCTTATTATTGCACCTAAAGGTGTATATAAAAATTGGTATTCTCAAGAAATACCCACTCATTTACCGGACCACATTGAACATAAATCAGTTTTATGGCAAGCAACAATAAATCAAAAACAACAGAAAATATTAGATACTCTATTTGAAACAGGAGAAGATCTTCACATACTTTGTATGAATGTAGAAGCTTTCTCTACTAAAAAAGGTATGGACTTTGCAGCTAAATTTTTAAATTGTCATAGCACTTACATGGCTATCGATGAGTCTACTACTATCAAAAACCCTGGTGCTAAACGTACCAAAAATATAGTAGGTATAGGAAAACATGCTAAGTATAGACGTATACTAACTGGTTCACCTGTTACTAAATCACCTTTAGATTTATATAAACAATGTGAATTTCTAGATGAATTTTTATTAGATCACTCTTCTTATTATACCTTTAGGACTAGGTATGCTGTAATGCGTAAAGCACATTTCAATGGAAGGTCTGTAGAAATAGTAGTAGGTTATAAAAACCTTGGTGAGCTGTCCGAAAAGATAAAAAACTTTTCATATAGAG